CCGCCAGCCCGGTCCACATGGTCCACATGGCCGATGGCCGCCTGCCGCGCGAAGCAATAGCCCGAGCCTATGGACTTTGGCTTATTGATAGGGGGGGAGGGGTCTGGCTGGCTGTGTAAATTTGACGGTGCCTCCGCCCCACATAAAAAGGGATTCGGCCTAGAATCAAGGCACCGCTTTCCCTACAGGAGAAAAAGTGAACTTGCCCAAGACGTTGCCCAAGACGGAGACGATGCGCCTGAAGGAGTTGAAGGAGCATCTGTTGAAGTCTGGCGGCAAGAACGTAGTGCAGAAGGTGCTCGACATTGCGATGGACGACACGCATCCAGGCCAGATGGCGGCGCTGAAGATGTGCATGGACCGAACGCTACCCACCAGCTTGTTTGACCGCGAGAAAGGCGCGCGCAGCGCCGTCACGATCAATATAACCGGGATCGGCGAAGCGCCCACGATCATAGAAGCGAAGGATATAACGGATGTCTAAGAACTGGCTGGTTACCTTCACCAAAGCGGATCACCTTGTCAAAGAGCAGTACCTGACGACAACCGAAAAGCTGCCAGCGTTAATCCTTGAGTTACAGGCGCGCTTTGAGGTTTGGAACCCGAACGCCGATGCGATCCTGATCGCGCCGACGGAGATGGTCTATGTCTGACCTAAATTTCCAGCTTCTGCCCTGGCAGCAATCCGTATACGCCGATTCCACGAGATTCAAAGTGATCGCCGCCGGACGGCGGTGTGGCAAAAGCCGACTAGCGGCAACGACGCTGATCATTGAGGCCCTGAAGTGCCCGCCCGGATCGGCGGTGCTGTACGTCTCACCGACGATGGGCCAGTCGCGCCAGATCATCTGGGACCTGCTGCTGGAGTTGGGGCGCGAAGTGATCTCGGGCAGTCATGTGAACAATCTGGACATCACGATGATCAACGGCGCGCGCATCTATGTGCGAGGTGCCGACCGCCCGGACACGCTGCGCGGCGTGAGCCTGACCTACGCGGTGCTCGACGAGGTGGCTGACATCAAGCCAGAAGCCTGGGAGCAGGTGATCCGGGCCAGTTTAAGTGACCGAAAAGGGCGCGCCATGTTCATCGGCACGCCAAAAGGTAGGAATTGGTTCTACGATTTATGGCAATTAGGCCAGCAAGAGAGTGATAAGGACTGGAAAAGCTGGCACTTTACGACAAAAGACAACCCGCTGATCGATCCGAGCGAGATTGAGTCGGCGAAAAAGACGCTTTCCAGCTTCGCTTTCAAGCAGGAATACCTTGCCAGCTTCTCAAATGCTGGTTCGGACATCTTCAAGGAGGAGTGGATCCGTTATGGCGAGGAGCCACAGCATGGAAGTTGGTTCATCGCGGTGGATTTGGCGGGTTTTGAGGAGGTGGCCAAGCAAGCGGCCAACGCCAAGAAGCGCCTGGACGAGTCGGCCATCGCGGTGGTGAAGGTAACGGACGAGGGAAAGTGGTTCGTCAAGGAGATTGAGCACGGAAGATGGGATGTGAGAGAAACCGCCGCCAAGATTCTGATCAAGATTCGGGATTACCGGCCCTTAAGCGTAGGGATTGAGCGCGGATCGCTCAAAAACGCGGTTTTGCCCTACTTGTCGGACCTCATGCGAAAGAACAACGTCTACGCCCACATCGTGGACCTGACGCATGGCAACCGAAAGAAGGCAGACCGCATCATTTGGGCCTTGCAGGGCCGCTTTGAGCATGGGAGAATCGTGCTCAATCAGGATGAGGAGTGGGACGACTTCACGGATCAGCTTCTCATGTTTCCGGCGCAAGGCGTCCATGACGACCTGCCGGATGCCCTATCATATATAGACCAGTTAGCGGTCACATCCTACTTCGAGGAAGAAGATCAGGATGACTGGCAACCGCTTGATGTCATTAGCGGAGTGTGACTATGGATTACTACGAGCCTACTGAGGGCGACAAAGAGCTGCTGGCCTTTGTGACGGATCACTGTGACCGCTGGAGGGACTGGCGCGACACGAACTTCCTGCCCGCGTACCTGGAGTATGAGCGAATCTTCCGGGGTCAGTGGGCAGCGGAAGACAAGATGCGCGAATCGGAGCGCTCAAAGCTAGTCACCCCCGCCACTCAGCAGGCCGTCGAGACTCGCCACGCGGAGATCATGGAAGCGATCTTCGGTCAGGGCGAGTTTTTTGACATTGAGGATGACATCAAGGACGTTAACGGCAATCCGCTTGATGTTGAGATGATCAAGGCTCAACTGATGGAGGACTTCAAGCAAGACAAGATCAAGAAGTCCATCGATCAGATTGAACTGATGGCCGAAATCTACGGCACGGGCATTGGCGAGATCATCGTCAAGACCGAGAAGGTCTTTGTGCCTGCCACGCAGCCGATCCCGGGCCAGATGGGCCAAGCGGCCATTGGCGTGGTGGAAAAGCCCCGCGTGGCCGTGAAGATCGTCCCGGTCAACCCCAAGAATTTCTTGTTCGACCCCAACGGCACCAGCATTGACGACTGCCTGGGCGTGGCGATTGAGAAGTACGTCTCCATCCACAAGATCGTGGAGGGAATGGAGCGCGGTATCTACCGCAAACTGCCGATCCAGCCCGCTGGCGAGGACACCGATCTGGAGCCGACGCAGGAGATCAGCCAATACGAGAGCGACAAGGTGCGCCTGCTGACGTACTACGGTCTGGTGCCGCGTGAGTACTTGAAGGCCGTGCAGGAGGAAGAAGTCGAAGACCTCTTCCCCGAGGACACGGCGCTAGATGAGTACAGCGATCTGGTGGAAGCGATTGTCGTGGTGGCCAACGAGGGGTTCCTCCTGAAAGCAGAAGAGAACCCCTACATGATGAAGGACCGCCCGGTCCTGGCGTATCAGGATGACACAGTGCCCAACCGCCTGTTGGGCCGTGGCACTGTGGAAAAAGCCTACAACATGCAAAAGGCCATCGATGCCGAGGTGCGTAGCCACCTGGACTCGCTGGCCCTGACCACCGCCCCCATGATGGCGATGGATGCCACGCGTCTGCCGCGCGGTGCGAAGTTTGAAGTGCGCCCGGGTAAGGCGATCCTCACGAACGGCAATCCGAATGAGATTCTCTTTCCGTTCAAGTTTGGCAACACCGACGGGGCGAATCTGGCCACGGCCAAGGACTTCGAGCGCATGCTGCTGCAATCGACCGGCACGCTCGATAGCCAGGGCATGGTCAGTCAAGCGGCGCGCGATGCTGGCGGGATGTCGATGGCGGTGGCCACGATCATCAAGAAGTACAAGCGCACGCTGGTGAACTTCCAGGAAGACTTCCTGATCCCGTTCATCCAGAAGGCGGCATTCCGCTACATGCAGTTTGACCCCGAGCGCTATCCGTCGGTGGATCTGAAGTTCATCCCGACGGCAACGCTGGGCATCATTGCCCGCGAGTACGAGCAGCAGCAGTTCATTGGACTGTTGCAGACGCTGGGGCCGAATACGCCTGTCCTGCCGCTGTTGCTTAAGGGCATCCTGTCCAACAGCAGTCTCACGAACCGCTACGAACTCATCGGCGCGCTGGAGCAGATGGCCCAGCCCAATCCTGAGGCGCAGCAGTTGGAGATGGCCAAGCAGCAACTGGCCCTGCAAGCGGCTCAGGCGCAGATTGCGGTGAACACGACCCAGGCCGAGCAGAATCGGGCAGAGGCTGCAAAGCTGCTGACCGAAGCGCAACTGATGCCGCAGGAAGTGCAGGCCAAGGTCATCGCGTCTACGACGAAGAACCTGCCGCAAGGTCAGGAGGCTGACGAGTTCAACAAGCGCGTGAAGATCGCTGAACTCATGCTCAAGGAAGCGGACATCAAGAACAAGTCCAAGATCGTAGAGCTTCAGATGGCCGAAAAGCAAAACAGGGTTTCGGGCATGGAAGAAGACTTCTTGGAGGAGCTGTCCAAGGAGTTGAACAATGGACGTTGAAAGCCTTGCCAAGCAGCTAATCCTCAAGGGAATGACCGAGGAGCAGCAAAAGGCTGTTCTTCAGTCGATTAAGACCACGATGGGCCAAGCCCGCGAGTTGCAAAAGCAGCGCGTGGGTGAGCAGGCCCGTCTGGTCATTGAAGCCCTTAAACGCATTGAAGCGGACATCAAGTCCCGCTACGACGAGGTCGGCAACAAGATCGAAGCGCGGGTGGCCTCCATCAAGGATGGCCAGGACGGGCGCGATGGTGTGGATGGCAGGCCCGGCAAGGATGGGCGTGCGGGCCGTGATGGGGCAATGGGGCCGCGTGGTCCTGCAGGCCGTGATGGCGTGGATGGCCGCGATGGTGAAGATGGCGTCTCGGTCACTGATGCGCGCATTGACTTTGACGGCTCGCTGATCATCTCGCTATCCACCGGGCGCGAGATCAACGTGGGCGAGGTGGTAGCCCCTGACCTGGCTGAGAAGATCAAGGTGATCACCAATGGCGGTGGTACGAGCCAGACGGTGCTTGATACTCTTGCGAGTCTTCAAACCCAGATTGACAACCTCATCCCCAGCCAGACGGGCAATGCGGGTAAGTTCCTCACGACCAACGGCTCGGTGCTGTCATGGGCGGCGGTAGCCGGTGGCCTGTCCTACCAGGGTACCTGGAACGCTAGCACGAACACCCCGACGCTGGCCTCTGGCGTTGGGACGAACGGCTACTACTACATCGTTGCCACGGCTGGCAGCACGAACCTAGACGGCATCACCGACTGGCAAGTTGGCGACTGGCTGATGTTCAACGGCACAGTCTGGCAAAAGATTGACCAGTCGGACGTTATCCAAACGATTGCCTCGGCTGACAGCAGCGTCACAGTCACGACCACTGGCCCGGCGGTTGATCTGGCGGTCTATTCATCCCCGCGCCTGATTGCTCAGGTTCGCAACGAGACTGGGGCTACGCTGTCCAAAGGCACGGTGGTCTACATCAGCGGGGCTTCTGGCAACAAGGCCACAGTCTCCAAAGCGATTGCAACAAGTGATGCAACCTCGGCTCAGACGTTTGGCCTGATCTTTGCCGATATCGCCAACAATAACAACGGCTATGCCATTTTGGCGGGCGATATCTCTGGCCTGGACACTTCTGCTTTTGCTAACGGCACGCAGCTTTATCTGAGTTCCACCACGGCGGGGACATACACCTCCACCAAGCAGTACGCCCCGAATCATCTTGTGTATGTCGGGGTGGTCACTCGCAGCCACGTTAACCAGGGTTCGATTGAAGTTCGCATCCAAAACGGCTACGAGATGGATGAGCTGCACAACGTGTCGGCTCAGAATGCGACAAACGGGCAGGTGCTGATCTATAACGAATCGACCAGCCTGTGGGAAAAACACACGCTGACCGATGGTAACGGCATCAGCATCACCGAGGGTGCGGGGTCGATCACGATCACCAACAGCGGTGTGCGAACTGCCCAGGCGGGCGACGGCATTTCGGTTACTGGCACCAACGACATCACCATCACCAACAATGGTGTTCGCACAATAACCGCTGGCACGGGGATTTCGGTTTCAGGAACTAACACAGTTACTGTCACCAACACAGCCCCCGATCAGACGGTGTCGCTGACGGGCGCTGGCACGACGAGCGTCACAGGCACCTACCCCAACTTTACGATCACCTCTAATGATCAGTATGTGGGCACTGTCACGAGCGTCGGCGGTACGGGCACAGTCAACGGCATCACGCTTACGGGCACTGTCACCTCATCGGGCAACTTGACGCTAGGCGGCACGCTCTCTGGGGTGAGCCTCTCGACCCAGGTGACGGGCACGCTGCCGATTGCCAACGGCGGTACGGGTCAAACTACTGCGAATGCTGCATTTAATGCACTTGCGCCCAGTCAGACTGGCAACTCGGGCAAGTACCTGACGACAGACGGCACGAATACCTCCTGGGCAACGGCAGGCGTCACGGCCTCGAACGACACTTCAACGACTAGCAATCTATACCCGCTCTTTGCTGCGGCTACGTCGGGTTCGCTCACGACGATCTATACGGGCAATGCCAAGTTGCTCTACAAGCCTAGCACTGGCGAGTTGAGTTCGACTGTGCATCGCTCCAGCAACGGCATCCACGTTAACAGTCAGACGATTGCTGAAAACTACACGATTGCTGCGACTGACAACGGCCTGAGCGCAGGGCCGGTAACAGTTAACAGCGGCATCACGGTGACTGTTAGCTCTGGCGCAGTGTGGACAGTAGTGTAGAGGAGTAGATATGCCTATCACGATCAACGGCACAACTGGTATTGCTGGGGTTGACGGCTCGGCAACCACACCCGCCGTCCAAGGAACGGACACGAATACGGGTGTCTTTTATCCCGCTGCGGACACTGTGGCGATTGCTACGGGTGGCAGTGAGAGGCTGAGGGCAACCAGCGGTGGTGATGTGGGCATCGGGACGAGTTCGCCGCAACGCAAGCTGGATGTCACTGTCAACGACACCACCACCGCTCAGGTCTATTTGCGTAACAACAATGCGTCGTATGCGTCGGGGATGATCGTCTACAACGCTGGCGGAGAGGCTTCGATGTTCCGGCACAACGGAGGCTCGGACACTTCGTATGCTGGAGCAAACAGCGTAAACATTGGGTCAATCACGAACAATGTAGTTGCCTTTATTGAAAACAACATTGAGCGTGCTCGTTTTACCAGCGGGAATCTGCTGGTGGCGAAAACAACCACCGATTTTGGTACTGCGGGCTTCAACTATGACGCTTCTGTAAAGCAGCTAAACCTGACGACTGATGGCAACTCATCTTTGCGGGTCAACCGCCTAACGAGCGACGGCAACTTAGTTTCTTTTCAAAGAGGCGGCTCAGAAAAAGGAACCATTTCGGTATCGGGCGAAACCGTCTCCTACAACGCATTTGCAGGTTCGCACTGGTCACAACTCTCTGACGGGAGCAAGCCAGAGATTCTTCGTGGCACAGTCATGGAATCTATTGATGAACTGTGTCAGTGGCCCGATGAGCCTACAACCGAGCGCCTGTGCCGCGTGAAAGTCAGCGATGCTGCTAGCAGCAAAAAAGTCTACGGCGTGTTCATGTGCTGGGATGAGGATTGGATTGCCACGAACGATATGTTGGTCACCTCTGTCGGCGCGTTTGTTTGCCGGGTGAACGGCGCGGTGGTGGTGCAGGAAGGCGACCTGTTGGAGTCCAATGGTGATGGAACCGCCCGCGTTCAGGCCGACGACATCATGCGCTCCAGCACGATTGGCAAAGTCACTTGCACAATCAAAACGCATGAATATGCCGATGGGTCGTACTGCGTCCCTGCCGTTCTTTACTGCGGTTGAGGAGAAGTTATCTTGCAAACCCTCATCGAATCGCTGACGGCCCGCATCGCCGCACTGGAGGCCAAATGAGCAGCATCAAACTAGCGCCGAATGCCTCGGGCACCGGCATCTTCACCATTGAAGCGCCCAACAGCAACACGAACCGCACTTTGAGCCTGCCGGATAGCACGGGGACGCTTCTGACTACGGGCACGGCTGGTGTGCCGGTGAACGGGCCTGCGTTTAGTGCGTATGCTGCCAACGACCAGAGCATCACAAACAACACTTTCACCAAGGTTCAGATCAATACCGAGTTGTTTGACACCAACTCTAATTTTGACTCAACAACAAACTACCGATTTACTCCCGCTGTTGCTGGCTACTATCAGGTCAACGGGGCTATCAAGCCGACCACCGACGCGGCCTTGTTCTCTGTTTTATACAAGAACGGCTCTATCTTGAACTACGGCTCTGGCGGCGTTGCTGGCATTGATGTTGGCGGCGTTCGCAACGGCTCCGTGATCAGCCAACTTGTATACCTGAACGGCTCCACAGATTACGTTGAGCTGTATGTGATTTCTGGCAACAACATCAGCGTTAAAGGTAGCGCCACGCAAACCTATTTCAGCGCATCTCTTGTGAGGGCAGGATAATGACTTTGTACGAAAAAATCATGGCGTTGTATCCAAGCCTAAAGCAAGAAGATTTCTTCACTGTCATTACGCTGCAAAACGACAGCGATGGCCGTGGCGACTACATTGCCGCGTGGAACCATCCGACTCTGCCCCGCCCGACCGAGGAGCAACTGGCATGAGCACCGTACGCGCTAACAACTACTACGACACCTCTGGCGGCAGCAACGCCCAGCTATACGGCGTGGCCTCGCCGCCTAATAGCATGGGCTTCCGCAACCGCATCATCAACGGCGACATGCGGATTGACCAGAGGAATGCTGGGGCGAGTGTGACGCCGACAGCAACTACTTACACATTGGACAGATGGCAGTTTTTAATTAACCAGTCATCAAAATTTACAACGCAACAAAGTTCTACAGCCCCAACTGGGTTTACTAACAGTCTTTTAGTCACATCTTCGTCTGCGTATTCTGTTTTGACGGGTGATTATTTTACCGTTAGGCAGGCAATTGAAGGGCTGAACGTCGCTGATTTGGCTTGGGGCACCGCGAGTGCGGCAACAGTTACTTTGTCGTTTTGGGTTCGTAGCTCTTTAACAGGGACATTTGGAGGATCGATTGTTAACGATGCTGGCAATCGCTCTTATCCATTTACCTACACCATCAACGCGGCAAACACTTGGGAGCAAAAATCCGTCACTATCGCTGGCGATACGTCTGGAACGTGGCTAACCACAACAGGCAGGGGGATGGTGCTTGTCTTTGGCTTCGGTGTTGGAGCGACATTCAGCGGTACCGCCGGATCGTGGGCAAGCGCAAACTACCTCTCAGCCACCGGAGCCACCAGCGTAGTCGGCACCAACGGAGCCACCTTCTACATCACCGGCGTGCAGCTTGAAGCTGGCACTGTGGCCTCGCCGTTTGAGCGCAGGCCGTATGGTGAGATGTTGATGCTGTGTCAGCGGTATTACTACCGCCTCACGGAATCCACGAACAACACGACGTTCTGCCTTGGTGGTTTTCATAGCAGTACCAACTTCCAAGGCGAATTTATATTGCCTGTTATTGGGAGAACCGCGCCGACCGGCATAGAGACTTCTTCAGCCGGGACATTTTTTGTTCAGAACGCATCAAACTTTACGCCCAGCGCAGTTGCGTTTAACCGGGCTAACAATCAAATTGTAACCATTACCTTTACTGTATCGGGCGGTACGTCTAACGCCTATGGTCGAGCAATTTGGCAAACAGGCACGGCGTATATTGGATTCACTGGGATGGAGTTGTGATGTACAAACTTTATAGAACCTCGCCGGAGATACCCCAGCCCAACGCGGTTATGACTGTTGGAGAAGGCCCGTGCAAGTCATTTTTGTTCGACCCCGCCAACACCGACTACCAGCAGTACCTCGCGTGGCTGGCTGAAGGTAACGAGCCGCTGCCTGCGGATGCGCCGACGGAGTAAACCATGGAGGAGATTGATCTGGTCAAGTACGGTGTGCTGTGGGAGCGCGTCCAGACGATGGACAAGAAGATCGACAAGATGGAACGCCAGCTTGAAGAACTGATTGCCCTGGCCAACAAAGGCAAGGGTGGTTTCTGGATGGGCATGACCATCGCCAGCATGGTTGGCGCTGGCATCTCCTGGGTGACTAGCCACTGGAAATGATCGACTGGATTCTGGCGCTCATCATTGCACTGATGCTCTTTGCATCAGTGTGGTGCCTCGTTCAGGTGACGATATGGATCCTATAACCGCATTCGCTGCCGCCCAGGCTGCTGTCGCTGGCATCCAAAAGGCGATCAAACTCGGCAAGGACATCCAGGGTCTGGTGGGCGAGTTTGGGAAGTTTTTTGATGCCAAGGACGCTGTCCAGAAGGCGGCTAACGATGCGGGCAAGAAGGGGCAGTCTGATACCGGCAAGGCGATGGAAATCGTCATGCAGGCCAATCAGTTGCGCGAAATGGAGGAACAATTGAAACATCAACTGGTCTACGGGGGGTATCCCGAACTCTGGGAGCAGATGCTCATTGAGCGCGCAAAGATCCGTCAGGCCCGCGAGAAGTCCGAGCGGGAGGCTCGCATCGCCCGGCGCAAGCTAGTGGCCCAGCGCATCCTGGCCGCTCAGATCATCGGCGCGGTCATTACTGTCATCATCTTGGGCGTTCTCATCATCTTCATCGTAAGGCAAGCCACTCAATGACCCCTGAACTTCAGAAATATTACGAGGAAAGATTTAGCATGTTCTCTCAACAGGGCTGGATAGACCTGATGGAAGATGTTGACAAGATGCTGGAATCGTTAAACAATATTTCTACGATTGAAGACGGCAACGCCTTGCAATTTCGCAAGGGCGAATTGTCCATCCTGCTTTGGGTTCGGAACCTCAAGCAGATAAGTGAACGAGCCTACGAGGACTTGCGTGCCGAAGCGAATTTATGAATTCGTCTGCGAATGCGGACAACGAATTGAGCGTCTGACCGATTATGAGTCGGCCAGCGTTCAGTGTGCGTGTGGCGGCAGCGCCATGCGCGTTATGAGCGCTCCTACTTTCAAACTCGAAGGTTGGTCTGGGCACTTTCCGTCCGAACACGGGCGGTTTGAGCGCAAACACATCGAAAAGTTGAATGCAGAGCGTAAAGCCAACTCATAAGCAGGAATGCCGAGTTGAATCTCCTACAACCAGATTGGCAGGAACCAAATATGTTGATTGACGAAGAACAGAACCCGCCCAGCGAAATCGAAGCTGTCGAGGAATCCAAACCCGAGATCCCCGAGAAATATCGGGCCAAGTCTCTGGAGGAAGTCATTCGCATGCACCAAGAGGCTGAAAAACTGATTGGCAAGCAAGCCCAGGAAGTGGGCGAAGTGCGAAAACTCGCCGATGAGCTGCTCAAGCAGAGTATCAGTTCTAAGCAACAACCCAAGGATGAAGAGCCTGAAGTAGATTTCTTTGAAGACCCCAAGAAAGCGGTTCAAAAGACTGTCGAACAACATCCCGATGTGCTGGCTGCGCGTCAAGCTGCTGCTGACTTCAAACGGATGCAGACCCAGCAAAGGCTGGCGCAAGAGCACCCTGACTACACTCAGTTGGTTCAAGACCCTGAGTTTGCGTCTTGGGTGAAAGCCTCCCCCGTGCGGGTGGGCCTCTACGCAAAGGCCGATGGTGAGTTTGATTTCGACGCGGCTAACGAACTGCTCTCAACCTATAAACAACTTCGTGGCGTGAAGGCCAAGGCAACCGAGGACGCCGGTGAGGCGACGAGGAAGCAAAGCATGAAAGCCGCGCAAGTTGACGTAGGTGGCTCCGGGGAAAGCTCCAAACGAGTCTATCGACGCGCAGACCTCATCCGGCTCAAGATGACCGACCCAGGCCGCTACGAAATGCTTTCTGATGAAATTATGAAGGCATACGCAGAGGGACGGGTTCGTTAAACCTTTCTTTTTCTGGAGATTTGAATCATGGCAAACACCGCCTTTTCCCCGACTAATAGTGTAACTACCACTTCCGCAGCGAACTTCATCCCCGAGATTTGGAGTGATGAGATTGTTGCCGCCTACAAGAAGAACCTCGTTCTGGCGAACCTCGTCAAGCGCATGAACTTCAAGGGCAAGAAGGGTGACACCGTTAACATCCCCTCGCCCGCTCGTGGCACCGCCAACGCCAAGGCCGCTACCGACGCCGTGACCCTGATCGCTGAGTCGGACAGCAACATTCAAGTGCTGATCAACAAGCACTATGAGTACAGCCGCCTGATCGAAGACATCGTTGAAGTGCAAGCCCTGACCAGCCTGCGTTCTTTCTACACGGAAGACGCTGGTTACGCCCTGGCTCGTCGCATCGACACCGATCTGGTTCAACTGGGCCGCGCTTTCAACGGCGCAACCGTTGGCACCGACGACTACGCCACCAGCAACACGACCACCAAGGCTTACATTGGCTCTGATGGCACGACTGCTTACAACAGCACCACCTCCAACGCCGCTGCGCTGACCGATGCCGCGATCCGTCGCACCATCCAGCGCCTGGACGACAACGACGTTCCGATGGACGGCCGTTTCTTCCTGATCCCCCCGTCTAGCCGTAACACCCTGATGGGTCTGGCCCGCTACACCGAGCAAGCCTTCATCGGCAACGGCGATGCGATCCGCAACGGCGAAATCGGTCAACTGTACGGCATGGCCGTCTTCGCCTCCACCAACGCCGACACTGGCGCTGGTAACTCTGGCGCTGACCGCATCTGCCTGATGGGCCACCGCGACGCTATGGTGCTGATTGAGCAACTGGGCATCCGCTCGCAGACCCAGTACAAGCAGGAATACCTGGGCACGCTGTTCACCGCTGACACCATTTACGGTGTCAAGGCGCTGCGTACCTCGGCTACCAGCACCGCTTCGAACGCCTCCGCTGCCTTCGCTCTGGCCGTCCCGGCCTAATGAACTACCCCCTGGCCACAAGCCGGGGGGTGTCTTTTTAAGGAGATTGAAATGGCTGCTGCATCCGCTGTTGTTTCCCGTCGCGGGAATGACCAGTTCCGGGGCATCTTTTCGGATACCTGGGCTGTTACCTGCACCCTGAACTCGGCCTCCGTGGCTGATCAGGGCGCTGCCACCGACACCGTGGCCGTTCCGGGCGTTGCCCTGGGCGACATGGTGATCGGCATGTCCGCTGGCGTTGACGAGGCTGGCCTCGTTCGCCGCGCTTACGTCTCGGCGGCTAACACCGTCACCATTGCTACCACCAACACCACTGGCGGCGCTGTCGATCTCGCATCGACAACCGTCAAGCTGGTCGTGGCCCGCATGGTCTAACAAACAGGGGGCCAAGCGCCCCCTGTTTTGCAAGGAGTTCAAATGGCTACCTATCGTTGTCTGACAAGTGGCAATACGGTGACGTTCACCCAGCCCCACGATATTGAGTCCATGAAGGGTCACACGGGCTACGTTCGCATCGATGAAGATGCGCCGCCCGCTGCTGAGTCCCAGCGCGTGAATCTGCCGTTTACCGCGCCGCAACAAATCGCCCGCCCGCGCGGACGGCCCCGCAAGCAACCCACTCTCTAAGGAGAACGCTATGCCGATGGTTGGAGATAAAAAGTTTGCTTATACCCAAAAGGGTAAGAAACAAGCTAAAGAATACGCCGCCAAAATGGGTAAAACCATGAAGGCTCCCCCGATGAAGGCCGCTCCCATGAAGAAAATGGGGCGCGGCAAATGAAAAAGCCCACCAAAGCGGAGAAGAAGATCAGCAAGGTCATGCGCGAGTACAAGGCTGGAACCTTGCACTCGGGCAAAGGTGGCCCTGTAGTCAAGTCCCAGAAACAGGCGGTTGCCATTGCCCTATCGCAAGCGGGCAAGGCAAAGAAGAAATGAAGCCGATCTGGGACAAAAAGCGCCCCAAGTCACTGGGTGAGCCGAAGCCTCTTACGCCAGCCAAGAAGGCCGCTGCCAAGCGCATGGCCAAGGCGGCGGGGCGTCCCTACCCCAACATGGTGGACAACCTGCGTGCGGCGAGGAAGAAATGAAGACGCCCGCATGGCAGCGAAAGGCTGGCCAGAACCCCAAAGGTGGGTTGAACGCCAAGGGCAGGGCATCCTATAATGCCGCAACCGGCGGGAACCTGAAAGCTCCCGTCAAATCAGGCGACAACCCTCGACGGGCCTCCTTCCTGGCGCGAATGGGCAATATGCCCGGACCCGAGTACAAGGATGGCGAACCGACTCGCCTGCTCCTGTCACTTCGAGCCTGGGGCGCATCGTCCAAAGCGGATGCTAAGGCGAAAGCCAAGGCAATTTCTGCGAGGAATAAGAAGTGACCTACCTTGAGATGATCAACGACGTTCTCACGCGCTTGCGTGAGACGCCTGTCTCTACGGCCAGCGAAACGACCTACTCCGCGCTGATCGGCAAGTTTGTCAACGACGCCAAACGTCAAGTTGAAGATGCCTTTGACTGGAACTCGCTAGAGCAGGTCATCACGATCAATACTGTTGCGGGCACTTACGAGTACGCCCTGACGGGTGCCGGGCAGAAGTTTCGGCTGGAGGATGCGATCAACGTGACCTCTAACGTCACGCTGCGTAACATCTCCTATGAGTGGATGAACCGCCGCCAGAACTTTGCCACGCCAGTCTCGGGCATCCCGTCGGAGTTCATCTTCGATGGCGTTGACGGCAGCGGCGATGCCAAGGTGACGCTCTATCCGCGCCCGGATAACGTCTATCAGCTTAACTTCACTCTGAACATCCCCCAGGCCGCGCTGTCCTCGGACGGCGCAAGCGTCTTGGTGCCTGATGTGCTGGTGGTGCAAAACGCTTACGCCCGCGCTCTGGCCGAGCGTGGCGAGGACGGGGGGCTTACCTCGTCGGAAGCCTACCAACTGTACCGACTGATGCTGTCGGATTACATTGCGCTGGAAGCCACGCGCTTTCCTGATAATCAGGAGTTCGTGGCCATATGAGCGAACCCCTTTCCACCTACAGCATCTCAGCCCCGGGTTTTTACGGGCTGAACACTCAAGACTCGCCTCTTGATCTGAATGCTGGCTTTGCGCTGGTTGCGACTAACTGCATTATTGATCAGTATGGCCGCATCGGCTCGCGCAAGGGGTGGAGCCGCGTCAATAGCTCCTCTGGCAACCTGGGCGCTAACAACGTCGGCGTAATTCACGAACTGGTGCAGTCAGATGGCACGACGACCATCTTGTTTGCGGGCAACAACAAGCTATTCAAGCTCGACGGCTCAAACGCCGTGGTTGAGTTGACCTACGGGGGTGGGGGTACGGCCCCCACGATCACCGCCAGCAACTGGTCTTGTGCTTCACTCAATGGCATCACCTACTTTTTCCAAGAAGGCCACGACCCGTTGATCTACGACCCGGCGGTGAGCACGACGACCTATCGGCGCGTGAGCGAGAAGACGGGCTATGCTGGCACTGTGCCGTCTGGCAACGTGGTGATCTCGGCCTACGGGCGTCTGTGGGTTGCGGATACGACGACGGACAACACGACTGTCTCGTTCTCTGATCTGATCGCGGGCCACATCTGGACGGGCGGCACTTCGGGTACGCTGGACATTAACAAGGTCTGGCCCAACGGCGCGGACAACATCGTGGGTCTGGCAGCGCACAACAACTTCCTGATCATCTTCGGTCAGCGCCAGATTCTGGTGTACTCCAGCGCCACAACGCCAGCGTCAATCACGCTGTACGACACTGTGGGCGGCATTGGATGCATCGCCCGCGATTCGATCCAGAATACGGGCAAGGATGTGCTGTTCCTGTCCAACTCGGGCGTGCGCTCGTTTGCCCGCACGATTGTGGAGAAGTCAGCCCCGCTGGGGGACTTGTCCAAAAACGTGCGTAGCGACTTGATGGGTATAGTTGCCAGTGAAACGCTGGCTAATATCAAGTCGGTGTATTCAGAGAGGGAAGCCTTCTATCTGCTGACGCTGCCGTCGGTCAAAGAGGTCTACTGTTTTGACACCCGCGTGCAGTTGCAAGATGGATCGTTTCGCGTCACGACCTGGGACTCCATTGAGCCAACGGCGTTGCTGTCGCGCAAAAACGGCGATGTTCTGATCGGCAAGAACGGCTACGTTGGGAAGTACAACACCTATCAGGACTACCAGTCCTCGTATCGGATGCAGTACTTTACCAACCACGCCGATCTTGGCAATCAGAACATCACTTCAATTTTGAAGCGCCTAAAGGTCATCGTGATCGGTGGCTCAAATCAGTATGTGACGGCCAAGTGGGCCTTTGACTTCTCGGCCAACTACCTGTCGGCCAACATGTTGATCCCGACGCAGGGGGAATCCGAGTATGGCATTGCGGAGTACGGCGCGAACGCTACTGTAGTGGCGTACTACTCAGACGGCGTTGCGCTTCAACAATTACAAACCCCCGCTACGGGCAGCGGCAAAGTGGTACAGACTGGTTACGAGTCAAACATTAACGGCGCGCCTATGTCGATCCAGAAGATCGAGATTCAGGCCAAAGAAGGGAAGCTATCGTGAGTAACTACGTTCAGAGCACCAACTTCGCCACGAAAGACAACCTGTCGTCTGGCGATCCCCTGAAGATCGTTAAGGGCACAGAGATCAACACCGAGTTTGCCAACATCGCTATTGCGGTGGCGACCAAGGCTGATCTGGCTTCGCCGACGTTCACGGGCACGCCTGCCGCGCCTACGGCCTCTGCTGGCAATAACAGCACGCAGATTTCAACGACAGCCTATGTTGATGCTGCCGTAGCGGCGGCTAAAGCTGCGCTGTTCCCTGTCGGTTCGATCTACACGGCGGTAGTATCTACCAACCCCGGTACGTTACTGGGCTTTGGCACTTGGACGGCCTTCGGCGCTGGCCGCGTCATGGTCGGCTTTGATTCTGGCAACGCGCTTTTTGATACGGCTGAAGAAACTGGCGGCAGCGCGGATGCGATTACTGTCAGCCACACGCATACTACAGACAGCCAAGGCAACCACACGCATTATGTCGCAGCTAACGACGGCAACACAGGCAAAGCTTTCCCTAACACGACAGTCACCAGCAGCAATTATGTCAGTTCAAATGCCTGGGATGGCTCTTCTGAAAGCTATGTGCTAGATGGCACTTCGGGCGGTGCGTCTATTGGCTTGACAAACACGGCTGGAGCGCACACTCACACAATTTCTACGACTGGCTCGTCTGGCACCAACGCCAACTACCAGCCGTACATCACTGTGTATATGTGGAAAAGGACGGCATGATCACCCACCACTTCAGCGATGGTCTTTACGCCAAGCAGGCAGCGTTCCCTGCTGGCGTAGCCATCCTGAAGCACACGCATGACTTTAGCCACCTGTCGATTCTGGCTAAAGGCAAGGTGGCGGTGATGAAGGGTAGCGATATAGAAGTGGTTGAAGCGCCCGCTTGTATTGAGATCAAGGCAGGCGTGACGCACGGCGTCAAGGCGCTAACGGATTGTGTTTGGTTTTGTATCCACGCCACGGACGAGAAGGATGCGTCCAAGGTTGATGACGTTTTGATTGGAGTTTGATATGCCTATAGCCGCAGCAGCAATTATCGGCGGGAGTCTGCTACAAGGCAGTTCTGCCCGCCGCGCCGCACAGATTCAGGCTGACGCACAGCGAGACGCCGCACGAATCGCCGCCGAGGAAGCGCGCTTTCGCCCCGTAGGCATCACAACGCGCTTTGGCCGCTCAATGTTTGAGTACGGCCCAGATGATCGCGTGACGGGCGCAGGGTACGAGTTGTCGCCTGAGTTCCGCGCCTATCAAGAGCGTCTGCTGGGGCTGGCTGGCCAGGGTCTGACCCAGGCCGAGATGGCCCCGCAACAGTTTGCGCCGCTTACCGCTGCCGGTCAGCGCCTCTTCGGCCTTGGCGAGCAGTATCTGGCTGAGACGCCCGAGCAGGTTGCCGCCCGGTTCATGCAAAGCCAGCAAGCTCTTCTGGCCCCTAGCCGCGAGCGCCAATTTGCTCAACTGCAAAACCAACTGTTCCAGACAGGCCGTGGCGGTCTGGCCGTTGGCGCTACGGGTCTGCGTCCTGGCGGCGGCGAAGGTCTTCGCGCTGCTAATCCAGACATGGAGGCGTATTACAACGCTCTGGCCCAGCAGGATGCGCGGATAGCCGCAGAAGCACAGGAAGCCGGGCAACGTCAATTGGCGTTCGGCACGGGCCTGTTTGGCACTGGCGCACAGATGTTTGATTTGTACGGGCGCGGTCAGGTCGGCGCGCTGGCTCCGTATCAGGCGTATCTGGGCGGGGCTACGGGTCTGGAAGACTTGGCGCAGCAGCCGCTGAACGTCGGTATCAACATCGGCGCAAGAGGCATGAGCCCTGCGGCGGCGCAAGCACAACTGACCGGCCTGACAGGCGCGGCTCGCTCGCAGTTCATGGCCGACGCTTACAACCCATTTGCTACCGCGCTGACAGGCTTCGCGCAGAATCCGGGGCTCGTTAGAGGGTTGCGTAACTTGTTCCCTGTTACTAGTGGTTTCGGCCCGTCTGGGTTCGGCGCAGGTGTAAACCCTGTGTCGGGCGAATTCTTCGGTTCTTTGGAGTTTTGACATGGCAACCGACATCGTTCCAACCCTTTTCGGCCTTACGCCGGAGATGTACCAGCGCCAGCAAGATGCTCTGCTTGATAAGCAGGCACTCCAGTTCGCCCAGCTTGATCCGTTTGAGCGTGCCACCTACGGCATCTTCCGTGGGGCTAGCCAACTTGGGCGCGCGCTGGGTGGGCAAGACCCGGAACTGGCGCGGATTAGCTTGCGGCAGTCTGTTGCGCGAGAGATTGACTATACCGATCCGGCGTCTGTACAAGCGGGCATTCAAAAACTTGCCCCTCTTGATCCGCTAGGCGCGATGATGCTGACGCAAGAGTATCGTAAAGCGCAGGAAAGCGGCGCGTTGGTGGGCCAGCGTGAAGCCTCCGCTGCTGCATCGCTGGCGCAAGCGAGCCGCGAACGTAAGCAGGCTATTCCAGCAGACATTCTGAAAGCGGAAGAAATTAAGCGTTTAACGCAACAGCGCAACGCGTTGCTGGAAATGGGCGATGATCAATCGGCGCAACAAGCGGCGTTGCTAAAAACGCAAATTGATGAGCTACGCACGCTTAAAGAAGTTAACGGCTCTTTGGTAGATGCGGCGGGTAATGTCGTCTACCGAGGCCAGCCGAAAGAGCAGACGTTTGGCGCAGAGGCTGAACGCGTCTCTCGGGAACTGTATGGCAAGTCTTTTGGCGAGCTTACGCAGACGCAAATGGCCGCAGTCAACCAGCGCGTTGAAGCGGCTAAACCGCGAACCACGATCACAAACGTGATGCCAGGGCAAGAGCGGCTGGTCGATATTCCCGAGTTCCGCGCCAAGGTTCAAAAGACGATTGAGCCGCAGTCTAAGGCGGTGTTCGCTGCGGATAACGCTCTGACCGCCATCGAAGACTCCCTCAAGACCAACAACTTCGTATCGTTCAACGCCGCCCGCGTCCAACTGGCCAAGGCGCTGGGCGATAGCCAACTGAGCCGCCGCGATGTGGAGCAGGCAGGTGGCGATCCGTCTATTTTGGGCCGTCTGTCTGATGTGACTTCGACGCTCTTTACTGGAACGCCGACTGTCGATACACAGAACAAGATCAAACAGACGCTGGAAGCGATTCGGACAGTGGCCTCTGACAAGGCTCTCCAAGAAATCGGACGCCAACGTGTGATTGCGCTGCGCTCGCCGGGATACTCTGCTGAAGCGGTAGACGCTGCGCTAGCTTTCCCGGAGTTTGGCCCCCGCGCCGCACCACGCGCTGCGCCAAGGGCGGTTTCGCCTGCTGACCAAGCTCTGTTGGACAAATACGCACCTAGAAAGCCGTAAACATGGCCACCTACGAACAAGTCATGGAGGCACTGCGTCAAGCAGACGCAGCGGGCAATACGCAAGACGCGCAGCGTCTAGCCGCGCTGGCAATCAGCCTGCGGCCTGAAGCGCCAGCCATGTCGTCGCAAGGTTATATGGCTGAAGCGTTGCGTAAGGGCCCCGCGTCAAGCGTGGGTTTAGTTGCGGGTTTAGGCGCGCTAATTGGCGAAAGCGCTTTAGGTCGAGGCGTCCCTGAGTTGGTCGCCGCGCTACGCGCGCCTAGCCAGCCTATAGCTCCTCAACGCCCGCCAGGACAAGTTTTTGCGGAAGCCCGTGAGCCTGTGTATCGCGGCGTCTTGGGTGCGCTCGGCTCTACCGGCGCAGAACCGCAGACGATTGGTGAGCGGATTATCGCCAGCGGTCTGCAAGCCGCTACATCGCCTGAATCGTATCTGTTCCCGCCACTGGCAGGCGTGCGCCGTATGGGGCCTTTGGGGCAAGCCATTATGCGCCCCGCCGAACAAGTCGGTATCGGCGCGGGGGCAGAAGCGGGCGCGACGGCTGGCGAAATGGCGGGCGAAAAGCTCGGCGCGCCTACGGCTGGCCGCGTTGTCGGCGGTATTGTCGGCGGCGCAGGAACCGGCCTTGCACTGGGCAGCGCAATGCGTACCGCCGCGCTGGGCGGCAAAGCGTTTGATCTGGCTAAGTCGCAGTGGGAGAAGATTCGCGGCACGGTTCCCGAAGATGAACTGCTCAAGGATGTGGACAACCGCATCAGCAACGTCTTCATCGCAGCGGCGGCGGCGGACCCCAAGTTCATGGACACGCTGACCAAAGCGGCTAAGGCCCAGGAAGGCGTCTCGCTTAAGGCCCCTGGCGGCGCTGCTGTTCAGATGCCGATTAGTTCGCTTCTGGCTGACAACCCCGTCATCAACAACTTCATTCAAAGTCTGGCATCCAAAGACCCGGTCTTCCGCGCGCAGTATGCCAATCAGTTCGAGCAGGCCAAGCAAGCGCTGACGGCCAACCAGATTCGCCTGTTTGGCGATCCGTCTAAGGTCCAGGTCAACGTCGTCGGGCCGGATTTGGCCAAGGTGCAGGCGCGCCGCGTTCGCAGCATTGACGAGCAAATTGCTGACGCTTATCGTGATCAGAGCGTCGATCCAACCGCCTTCGGTCAGCGGGTATCTTCGCTGCTTGCCAAGCGTGAAGACGAGGCGCGTGCGTCTACGCGGCCCCTATACGACGAGGCGTTTAAGATCGCGCAAGCCAAGAATGTCGAACTGCCTGCGGCCTCGGTTGATGATATCTACAACTTTGTCGTCGGGGAGCAGGGGCGGGACATCTTCAAAAACTTTCCGTCTATTTACGGCAAAGTACGCTCTCGATTCCGGCCAGAAACGACTGAACCTAGCCCAATTCTGACCGCCGAAGGCCGTCCAATGGCTGAAGGTGGTAGGCGTTTTGCGGCGGCAACGGTTGAAGACCTTGATTCGCTCAAGCGCGAAATTAACGCGCAGCTTCGCAAAAGCAAGGATGAAAACAATATCCGCCTGCTGACTGAACTCAAATCGCGCGTTGCGGGCCATATCGACAATCTTGACCCGGATTTTGTTGCCGCTTATCGCAACGCGGACAACGCCTATCTTCAGCGCGTCGGCCTGCCGTTCACCGCTGAGACGCTGCGCTCAATTGACCGCAAGAAGTTTGTTGAACAGATCGCCCCCGCAATCATCGGCAACCGCTCCAATGTGGACGAGTTCATCCGCGCTACGGGCGACGAGGGCGTGCGGGTTGCGCGGGATGCTTTCCTAGACAGCTTTAGCCGCGCAGCGCTCAAAAACGACGTTCTGGACCCCAAAGCTGCGGCCAAGTGGATTAAGGCAAACGAAGGCGGCGTGTCGCTAGTGCCTGGGCTGCGCGACGAGTTGCAAGCCGCCAGCACCAACGTGCAGAACCTGATCGCCCAGCGCAACCGCCTGAACGCCGACTTTCAGCGTGTGGCGGGCGAACAAATCGTCAACCAAAACGGCTTTAAGAGCCCGCAGGAGTTGGTGGCGCGCATGTACGGCGACGTTAAGTTCACCAACAAGTTCATGCAACAGTATGGCGCGGATAAGGATTCGGTCAACGCCGCCCGCGCGTTTATGCTGGACGACATTGTGAACTCAGGCGACCCTCTGGCGTTGCTTAATGATCGGACTAAGGCGGCGGTGTTCAATCGCGTCTTCGGCCCGACTTACGCCCAGAAAGTGGCCGACTTTGCAGTTGTTTCTGAGCGGCTGGGCAAAGACATCACGCAAGTGCCGTTTCGAGGCGAGACAGTCCCGCGCACGCCGATTGAACAGCTTACGGGCATCCCGCCCGAGCAGATCATTTCGCGCATCTATAACCCGGTTTCTGGCGCTACCTATGCCATCACTTCGCTGTTCAGCAAGTTCTGGGCAAAGAAGGCGTCGGAGGCTACGGAAGAGCGGCTGAAAAACCTGCTTCTTAACCCGGCAGATGCCGTAAGAGTATTCCAAGCTGTGGCCCCTCGCGCAGCGGCGATTGACCCGCAAAGGGTTAGAGACGCCATCGAAGTTGGCCGCAAGTACGGCATCAATTGGGTGCAGGACGCCGTCAACGATCTGACTACGGGTGCTGCTCGCGGTGCGGCGCAGCAGATGCCGGAATGAAAGTATGAGCGATGAGCGAATCACTGTCCTAGATCGGGTTCTCGGATATGTGGATTCGCCATTCAAGCTGTTCGCCATCTTGCTCATGGCGATCTTCACGTTCGTGGGGTACTTCGTCTGGCAGAACCAAGCGTTCTTGATCGGCGCGTACAACGAGCAAAAGAAGCTGCCGTCGATTGCCGAGGACCGGGTGGAGGACGTTGCGGCGCACCTGTTCAAGAACACAGATGCCACGGTGGTGGCGATCTTCAAGGTCAACCCCATGTTTGGCACCCGCGTCCTGTATCGGGCGTACACCAAGCAGGGACGGGATAAGACGCTGGAGGGGCTGGATGTGGGCCTCTTTACCGCGAACGCCTCCAACAACCGGGATGTCGTGGCGCTGATGGCAGGCGAGATCCCGTGCGGCCATTACAAGACGGCCCAGTCTGAGATCGGTCTATGGTACATCGAAAAGGGCATGACCTACGGGTGCCGGGTGGGCGTCCCCCCGGAGCCGGGTAAGCTGGTGGGCCAGATCACAGTCGGGTGGAGAGAAGAGCCGCCAGATGTGGATGCGTACCGCGTTCTCTTACAGATTGCTTCAACCATGCTTTCGAGGAGTAAACAGTAATGGATTGGCTCAAACAGATCGCGCCGACTGTCGCGTCGGCACTCGGAGGTCCGCTTGCGGGCATGGCGGTTTCGGCCATCTCCAAGGCCATCGGGGTGGATGAGAAGGAGGTTGGTGACCTGATCAGCAACAACAAGCTGACCGCAGATCAGGTGGCCCAGATCAAGATCGCCGAGATTGAACTGCAAAAGCAGGCTCAGGAGTTGGGCCTAAACTTTGAGAAACTGGCGGTGGACGACAGGAAGAGCGCCCGCGAGATGCAGGCCGCTACCCGCTCCATCGTGCCCCCGGCGTTGGCGGGCATCGTCACTGTCGGGTTCTTCGGCATCCTTGTGATGATGCTGTTTGGCAAGGTGGACTCCAACAACCCGGCCATCCTGATGATGCTGGGGTCGCTGGGCACCGCGTGGACAGGCATCATTGCCTATTACTTTGGCTCTAGCGCAGGGTCGCAGGCCAAGACCGATCTTCTCTCTAAAGCACAGCCCGTCAAATGACCATCCTTGCCCTCACCGAAGTCCTGACCAAACTGAAGATCGACCCCTCGTGGGCCGAGCCGCTGGTGGAGGTGTTCCACCGCTATGAGATCAACACCCCGGCGCGGCAGGCTGCGTTCATCGGGCAGTGCGCCCATGAAAGTGCGAACTTCAAGGTTTTGGAAGAGAACCTGAACTACAGCGCAGAGGCTCTCATGCGGGTCTGGCCCAGCCGCTTCCCGACCAAAGAGGTCGCAGACCAGTACGCCCGCAATCCCGAAAAGATCGCCAACAAGGTCTATGGCGGCAGGATGGGCAACGGCACGGAGGAAACGGGCGACGGATGGCTCTACCACGGGCGCGGGCTGATCCAGTTGACCGGCAAGGACAACTACAAGATGGCTGGCGACGCGCTGGACATGGATTTCATCCACTCGCCAGATTACGTTCTGGTGCCCAAGTACGCTGCTCTCACGGCTGGCTGGTTCTGGAACAAGCGCGGCCTGAACAAAGAGGCCGACGCCAAGGACTACACCGCCATGACCAAAAAGATCAATGGCGGCGTTATCGGTCTAGATGACCGCATCAAGCACATCAATCACGCGCTTGACGCTCTGACATAGCCACCAGGGACTGATACGTCAGGCGCACCTCGGCCAGCGCCACCAGGGCGTGCTCCTTGGCGTCCTCCAGCCGCCCTTCAATGGCCGCATTGTGCAGGTCTTTGAGAGCCTTCTCGGCCATCATGCAGGGGTAGGCGTAGTCAATCATGCTTTTGAGAAAAAGTGGAAGTAGCGCACCTTAGCGGTGACGCCGGGGATGTGGCCGATGTCGCGGCCCTGACGGCGGGCTGATTCAACAACCTCGGTCTGGCGCATGGATAGTAACGCGGCGTTGTCTTTGACAAAGATGGAGGGTCTTGAGTCTTGACGCCAGTGAAATGGGCTTCCTGGCGGGCATTTGCATTTGGTTTTCATATACTAGAGACGTTACGACACTTGTTGTTGGGACTTCCCGATGAGAAGTTGAAAGGGCTGTGTTTGCGCGCAGCCCTTTCTTTTTAGGGTTTCGGGCAGTTAGGTGGTGGGACGACGACACACCAGACGGCACTTAGGCGCTTGCCAGTGCGTTGCCAGCGGTCAATGTAGGCGTCGGGCATGCTCTTGAGTATCCTGTAGACGTGCGGCAAGTTGTTGTAGTTAATTGCCTCGTCAATCTGCTTGGCGGTTAGACCATCCGGGTTTTGACGCAATAGTTCCCGTGTTTGGTTGATCCGTACGTTACTGCCCATAGCCCACCGCGAACCAGACCGCCGCCCACACAGCCGCGACGACAGACCAGAGCTTGATATTCACCCATATGTCAGGCCAGTCGTTCGGCGCAATCAGCATGGTCAAGGGCACAGCCAGCAGCGCCACCACGCAGGTGGCTAACAGGAACAAAATGATGGCGAGGGTCATGCGTTCTTCTCCCGCAGCGGCTGCGCCAGCCGATCTCGCAGAGCGTCAGATGCCTTGCAGATCGGGCAATCGCAGACTGGCTCCTTTTGTTGAGGGATCATGTCGGATGCCCATTCCAGCGCCTCCAGCGCCTGATGCATCAGTTCTTGATCAGTCACAACAGCGCCTCCCCAACGTCGTCCAGATAGTTAGCGTTTTGCTTAGTCGGAAACGGCCAGCGCAGGCGCTGAAGCTCCTCCTCCTGACGCTGGAGTTTTTCGTAGGCCTCCTTGGCGAACTTCACGAGGTTCTCGTGCGTCCAAGTCTCAAAATATGGGCCGCTCATTTGCGCGCCTCCAGCATGGCGTCGGCGAACTCGTAAGCCTTGCTCGCCAAAGCCTCCGCGTCTTTTACAAAGTGAGAGTTTGTGGCGATGATTCCCTGCAACGCCTTGGCAGCGAAGTGATCCCGCAAGGTCATATCCTTTGCGTAGCCGCCGTATTTATCTACCCAACTTTTATAATCAGTCTGTACGTCTTTCACAGCCAACCCCCCAGGATGGCCAGCAGCAGGCCAAACAGAATGATGCCGCTAACGCCAGTGATGATCTTGTCAGACAGCGACATCGGCGTCGGGTGCTCGTAGATGCCGCCACGAGCGTAAGGGCCAAATGCTTCTTCCATAGTGCGAGGGAATCGTTTCGTGGTCATGGTCGTTTAGCTTCCTTTAGTAGTTCGATACGTTCTCGACTGGCGCGCAGCGTCGTGTAGCGCTGGTGCAGCCGCTCCAATACCGTCAGACGACGGTGTGTTATGCGCTCATCATCCAGCAGGCGCAGCACCTGCTCTTCAGACAAGTCCGCAAGAACCTCGTTAAGTTTTCGCCAGGAAAGTGCCAATTTTCTTCTCCATATCGTCGATCAATCGCTCCAGCGCCGCGCGGCGCTTGGCTATCGAGTTAGCCCGCCGCACAACAATCTTCATCTCAGCCTGGGCCGCTTTCATCTTGGCGCGCCACAAATCAATACGTCTCACTTGAGTTCCTCCATTGCAATGTCTGATAGCGCGCGCTTGTCGTGTAGCGCCGCCCAAATCTTTTCGTCTACCGTTTTGTTGGTGAGCATGACGTAGCACCAGACGTCGTGGCGCTGCCCGGATCGATGCAAACGTCCGAGGGTCTGCTCGTACAGTTCCAGCGACCAAGGCAAGGACAGGAAAACGATTTTCGATCCTCCAAACTGCAAGTTAAGCCCGTGCCCGGCTGATTTCGGATGCACCAGTAGCAGCTCGATTTGCCCCGCGTTCCATCGTTCCACGGCGCGGTCATCATCCAGCGTCTGAGCTTTCGGATAGCGCTGGCGAAGCTGCGCCAGTTCTTCCTGATATGTGTACGCAATGAGAGTGTTGGCATGTTGGTTCTCATCAAGCAGTTCGTCAAGGCGGTCAAATTTGTGGGTGCTAAACCACGCCGCTTTTTGTGTCACAATGAACTTACCGGGCGTGATGGAGGGGGAACTATTTGTCTCGTAAACAAACCCCGACGCCATCTGTTGCAACTTTCCTGTTACAACGCCTGCGTTGACCGCTATAGCGCGGGCGTCGGGGAACTCGACGACGAAGTTCTTTTTCATCTCGTCGTACTTGGTCAGGTCCATGTCGCAGCGCACCTCGACCACATGCAGCGGCGGCAACTTGTCCTTGTACTCGCCCGGCTCCAGCACGAACGTGGCGGGCTTGATTTTTTCCATGACCCTGGTCAGCGACCCCGGGCGCGGTGCCCAGTCGCCAAATTCGCGGTTGAGCAAAACAAAATACTGCTGCATGAATGCGCCCTTGGAGCGGCCCAGGAGCTTTTCATCGACGATCTTGCACTGGCCGAAGACGTCCTCCAGGCCGTTGCTGGTAAACGAGCCTGTGAGCCCCCAGCGGATCGGGCAGTCCAGCACCTTGGCCAGCGCCTTAAAACGCGCGCCAGAGGGGTTCTTCAGGCGCGTCAGTTCGTCGAACACCACGCCGTCAAAGTCCAGCGCCTGCTCGGCCAACCATTGGATGTTGTCGTAGTTGATCACGACAACCTGGGCGCAGAGCGCCGCCTTGCGCTGGGCTGGCGTGCCCACGGCGACGGCCAACTGCAAATCGGAGGCCCATTTTTTCGCCTCTATAGGCCAGACATCCGTGCAGACGCGCTTAGGGGCGAGCACAAGCCAGCGCTTGACAACGCCGTCATCCAGCATCGCCTTCATAGCCGTGAGCGTAATGGCCGTTTTGCCCGCGCCCACTGGCGCGAGGATCATCGCCCTGTCGTGCTCGTACAGGAAGTCGGCGGCTGTCTCTTGATACTCACGCAGTTTCACGCGCCCACCCGTCTACTTGTTCTTTTGTCCACAGGCATGCGTACTTCTGTTTCAGGCGCGCCATATCCGATTGGAAAATCTTCTGCAATTCCGACAGCCGCCCGCCCTTGGTCTTGAGTTCGACAAACCATGTTGTGCCGTCGGGCATGCATGCGATACGATCCGCAACTCCACGCTGGTTGGGCGAGGTGAACTTATAGGTCTTGCCGCCCATGCGCTGCACTGTCCAGTCGAAGTGTTTTTCGATCTCGGCTTCTTTCATGCCCCACAATTTAACACACTAAAAAACTTTTGCACAAGAGATTTTTCTGTGCTACAGTGGCTGCACACAACAGGAGAGTACAGTGCAACATTCGAAGATCGTCGGCGGCTCCACTGCCAAGCGCGTCATCAACTGCCCCGGCAGCGTGGCGCTTGTGCAGCAGATGCCCGAGCGCCCCAGCAGCAAATACGCCGACGAAGGCACGCTGCTTCACAATGTGATCGCGCAGATTCTGGACAGCGACACCGCCGTGCCCGAGGACTTTTTGGGCGAGCGCTACGGCGAGCAGGAACTCACGCAGGAACTCATCGACGAGAAGCTGCTGCCCGCGCTGGCGGCGCTCGACGAGATCGACCCCGATGACCGCATGCAGTACGCGGTAGAGACGATGGTCGAATTCGGCGAACTCCTGCCGGGCGTCTTTGGCAGCACCGACCTCTTGGGCCGTATCGACAACAAGGCCATCGTGCTGGACTGGAAGTTCGGCGACGGCGTGATCGTCGAGGTCGAAGAAAATGATCAATTAATGTTCTACGCCGCTGCGGCCATGCGTACTGCTAAGGCGCAGTGGGTGTTCGAGGGCGCAACCGAGATCGAATGCGTCATTGTGCAGCCGCCCAGCATTCGCCGCTGGACGACCACCCCTGAGCGCATCAAGCGTTTCGAGCGCGAACTGGTCGCGGCGGTCAAGGAGGCCCAGCGCCCGGATGCTCGCCTAGCGGTGGGCGATCATTGCCGCTGGTGCGCGGCAAAACCGATCTGCCCGCAGATGACTGGCCTTGTGCAGCGCACCACACTCAAGCGCGTGCAAGACCTGGACGTTACGCAGATTAACGAGTACCTGAAACAGGCAGAGATCGTCGAGCAATGGATCAACGATCTGCGCGCGCTGGCCTTCCAAATGGCCGAGAGCGGCGTTAAACTGCCCGATCACAAACTGGTGGCCAAGCGCGCAACGCGCCAGTGGGCCGACGGCGCGAAAGAGGCGCTGCTCGCCTTGGGCCTGACCGAATCTGAACTGATGGAGAGCAAGATGCTGTCCCCGGCGCAAGTAGAGAAGATTCTCAAAAAGAAGAAGCTCGAAATGCCCGAGGATGTCGTCGTCGCCATCAGTTCGGGTAGCACCCTGGTGCCCCGGAGCGATCCGAGGCCCGAGGTGCTTCAACTTGGCGCTCACCTGAAGAGTGCTTTTCTTAACCTTGGAGTACAGTAATGTCCAATCTCACCACGTTCTCGGCTGCTAACCTTCCCGCAGTCACCACCCTGACCACCGCCCTGCGCCAGTTGCACACTGACGCGCCCGGCGTCGGTATGGCCATCCTCAAGATGGACAAGACCGGCCACTGGGTCTATGGCGCGGATCAAACCGAGGTGGATGACGGCTCGACCTGGGCTGTCAATCCGTTCTCCTTCGTCCACGGCTATATCGCCTGGGGCGACGGCGAAGTCCTCGGGGAAAAGATGGTGTCGGTGTCGCAGCCTCTGCCTGAACTTGACGCCGCCCCGCCCAACGCTAAGAAGGGCTGGGAGACGCAAGTGGGCCTGAGCCTGAAATGCGTCACGGGTTCTGACAAGGGCACGGAAGCGCGCTTTACGACCACTTCGGTGGGCGGCAAGCGGGCTGTGCAAACCCTCGCAGTTGCCCTGGCCGATCAGGTCGAGAAAGATCAGTCTAAGCCCGTGGCTATCGTGCGCCTGAAGAAGGAGCACTATCAGCACAAGAGCTATGGCCGTATCTACACCCCGCTCTTCGAAATCGTTGAGTGGGTGAGCATGGAGGGCGCTCCCGAAGAGGAAGCCGCTCCGACCCGTCGTCGTCGCGCTGCGTAACGATGATCCTTTGGGTTGATTTTGAGACCCGTAGCGCCTGCGACCTAACAGTCGCGGGCGTTTACAACTACGCGCAGGACGCGAGCACCGATGTCTTGTGCATGTCCTATGCGTTTGACGATGAAGACGTTCAGACTTGGACGCCTACCTATACAGATGCCCAGGGACGTATACAGAAAAACCCGTTTCCTATACGGGTGGCCCAGCACACTGGTCAAATCCGCGCCCATAACGCCGCGTTCGAGCGCCTGATCTTCTGGTATGTGCTGCAACAGAACTTCGCCCTAGAGCAGTTTTACTGCACTGCAACACAAGCCCGCGCCAACTGCGCGCCGGGATCGCTGGAGGACGTTGGCCGCTTTGCTGGCGCGTCCATGAAGAAGGACCACCGGGGCGCGCATCTGGTTCGCCAGTGCTGCATGCCGCCGTACAACACCGAACTGCTGCCCGAACTGATCGAATACTGCGAACAGGATGTGCGCGCCATGCGCGCGGTCAGCAAGGGCCTGCGCGGCCTGTCGCCCGAGGAACTGGCCGATTATCATGCCAACGAGCGCATCAATGACCGGGGCGTGCTGGTAGACGTTGAGCTTTGCAAGGCCGCGATCAAGTACGCGCAGGCTGAGACCGAAGAGATTCAAAAGATCGTCGTCGAGGTCACAGAAGGCGAGATCACCAGCGTTCGCTCCCCGCGTATGCGCGAGTGGGTGCTAGAGCGCGTCGGGCCGCAGGCCAAGCGCCTGATGCTCAAAGACGACAAGTATTCAATCGACAAGAGCGTGCGGGCTAACCTGCTCGCAATGGAGGATCCCGATGAAGTCCCGCCCGATGTGGCCGAAGTCATTCAATGCGCGGACGACCTCTGGGCGTCTTCGGTTGCGAAGTTCAGCCGCCTCGCACAACTTGCTGATGAGGAGGATGGTCGAGTTCGCGGAGCTTTCGTCTTTGCCGGAGGAAGCGCCACAGGCCGCGCCAGTTCCTACGGAGCCCAAGTCCATAACTTTACACGTAAGTGTTCCCGCGAACCCGAAGCTGTTAGAACTGCGATGGTCCGAGGCCATGCAGTTGTACCAAGATTTGGAAAGCGCGTTACTGATGTCTTACGGGGAATGCTCAGGCCCTCACTGATCCCGGCCAAGGGCAAGAAGTTCGTCGTGGCCGACTGGTCTGCCGTCGAGGCGCGCGTCACGCCTTGGGCGAGCAACCAACCCCAGGCGCAGGAGGTGCTGGACGTTTTTCGCGCTGGCCGCGACATCTACATCCGCGAGGCGGCGGGGATTTACCGCATGCCCGAGGACCAGATCGGCCCCGAGTCCGACGAGCGCCAGATCGGCAAGGTGGCCATCCTGTCGCTAGGTTTTGCTGGCGGCGTAGGCGCGTTCGCCGCGATGGGCCGCAACTACGGCATTACGCTGCCCGAGTCCGACGCCCGCCGGATCGTCGATGCATGGCGGCGCGCTAACTCCTGGGCCGTGGCCTACTGGCAGGACTTGGAAGCCGCCTACACCCGCGCAATGCGTAACCGGGGCCATGAGTTCAAGGCGGGCAAGGTAACGTACATGTTCGACGGCCAGCATCTTTGGTATGCATTGCCGTCGGGCCGCATACTTTGCTATCCATACGCCCGCCTGGAGGCCGAGGGCGTGACGTATGCAAAAAGCGCATGGAAGCCTTCAGTGGACGCAAAAGAATGGCCGCGCGGGCGTTTGTGGAAGGGTCTGGCGTGTGAAAATATCACGCAGGCCACCGCGAACGATCTGCTGCGTCACGCGCTGCGCCAACTCGACGACGTGGTGCTCCACGTTCACGACGAGATTGTCCTCGAAACGAGCGATCCCCAGGCCGCAGAAAACCTTAAACGTGTGATGTGTACGCCGCCCGCGTGGGCGAGCGATTTGCCCCTGAATGCGGGCGTCAAAGTGATGGAAAGGTATGGGAAGTGAACTTCGTTGACTTCATCATGGGGTTGGCCCCCGAGGGCGAGACGGCCCTCTTCGTGCAGCAAAAACTCATCGGTGGCACTTACGCCGACGGCAAACCCAAAGCAACGTGGCCTGCGTCGCTCAAGCCGGGCAAGAAGGGCGCGTGGTTCGGCAATACGGGCAGCTTCATCGTGGACCGCTTCAAGGACGGCGTGCCCAGCGCCTCCAAGGCGAACTGCGAGTATGTCCTCGTGATGATGCTGGACGACATCGGAACCAAGGCCAAAGAGCCCCCGCTTGCCCCCACATGGAAGATCGAAACCTCGCCGGGCAACTTCCAATGGGGCTACGCCTTTTCCGAACAGCCGACTAAGGGCGCGTTCGTAGGCGCGATGCTGGCTATTGCCGAGGCAGGCTACACCGACCCGGGCGCAAGCAACGCCGTGCGAAATTTTCGCCTGCCGGGCTCCGTGAACAACAAGCCGGGGATGAATGGCTTCGAAGCCGTGCTGACGCATTTCGACCCCAAGATCGAATACACGTTAGAGGAAATCTGCACCGCGCTGGGCGTGACGCCCCACGCACCCCAGGAGGAACTGCGCCCGATTAAGATGGACGACACGGGCCAGGACGATGTGCTCGCGTGGCTCTCATCGCAGGGGCTGCTCCTGTCGCGCCCGAACCACGAAGGGTGGGCGGGTGTCGTGTGCCCCAATAGCGCGCAGCATACCGACGGCAACGTCGAGGGGCGCTACATGCCCCTGAATCGCGCATATTGCTGCTATCACGGCCATTGCACGGAACTCGGCAGCACGGAATTCCTGCAATGGGTGGCCGACAACGGCGGGCCGAAACACGCGCCGGGGTTGCGCGAGGACTTGCTGGTGGGCGCGATGGATGCGGCCCTGTCGAAACTCACGCCAACTGAATCGTTCCCCGACGCCGCCGCCGTGATCGTGGCCGAAACTGAGCGCAAGGAAGCCGCGCGCCTTGAGAAGGCCGAATGGTGGGACCGCTTCGCCTATATCCAAGAGGATGATGCCTATTTCGATCTGCAAGACCGCCGGGAACTGTCGCGGGGCACGTTCAACGCCCTGTTTCGCCATATCGGCTGCAAGTCGATTCACAATAACCGCAAGATCGAACCCGCCATCTCGTTTGACGAGCAGCGACAGGCCAAGGGCGCGAAGGCCCTAGTGGGCATCACCTACGCCGCCGGGCAGGATGTGATCGTCAAACGCGAGGGCCATGAATACGGCAACCGCTGGCGCAACGCAAGACCGCAACCGAAAGCAGGGGACGTAACCCCGTGGCTGCGCCATGTCGAGCGCCTTGTCCCCGTCGACTTCGAGCGCGAGCACCTCCTAAACGCCCTGGCCCATAAGGTGCAGTTTCCCGGGCACAAGATCAACCACGCGATCCTGATGGGCGGCAATCCGGGCTGCGGCAAGGATACGCTCTTTGCCCCGTTCTTCTGGGCCATCGGCGGGGCCACCAAGACCAATTGCTCGCTGGTCAAGAACGAAGACATTACGTCGCAATGGGGCTACTCGCTCGAATGCGAGGTGATGGAGATCGCCGAGCTTCGTCAAACTGAAGCCAAGGATCGCCGTGCGCTGGAAAACCAACTCAAGCCCATCATCGCCGCGCCGCCCGAGTTGCTGCCCGTCAACCGCAAAGGGCTACACCCGTACATGGCGCTAAACCGCGTCTTTGTCGTCGCGTTCTCCAACGAACGCGCCGCTATCTCTATCCCTTCCGAAGACAGGCGCTGGTTTTGCCTCTGGGCTGACCTGCCGCGTCTGCCCGAAGCCGATGCCGTGGCGCTGTGGAATTGGTATCAGCACCGTGGCGGTTTCGAGGCCGTCGCTGCGTACCTGCACACCCGCGACGTGTCGGCTTGGAACCCGACCGCGCCGCCGCCCATGACCGAGGCCAAGGCCATCATGGTCGAACACGGGATGAGCACGGCTGAATCCATGCTGGTTGACATGATGCAACGCCGTGTGGGCGATTTTGCGAAGGGCGTGATAGGCGCGCCTTTTCATCCGCTTTGTGACCGCCTGCAAGCCCATATGCCCGCAGGCGTGAAGGTGCCCCAGGCGGCCCTCTTTCATGCGCTGAAGGAGGCCGGCTGGATTGACCGAGGCCGGATCAAGTCGCGTGAATTTGACGTCAAAAAGCAAGTGTTCTGCGCGCCGGAACTGGCGGACATGTCCAATTCAGACCTTCGGCGGCTTGTCGCGTGAAACATGGCGTAGTTTTAACCAAGGCCGAGGCCGAACTCGCGCGCATTGTGGGCGAGGGCCAAATGACCGCTGGCGTGCGCGAGGCCCTGGCCGCTTACTGGCACCTTTGGCGCTTAGGGTACCGCCCAGGGGTGCCCCTGACATTCTGGATGCGCCAGCGCTTCAAAAAGAAAAAGCCCCCGAAGGGGCAAAAACTAGCGATGGCGCCCGAGTATAACCCGGAGCAGGAGGGCGAGGGTAGCGTAGATCAAACGTAATCCTCCGCCCGTAGGACGTGCTCTTCAATCCGCGCGAATTGCGCGTTATTGAGCATTTCCACAATGTCCACGCCCCCGACGTAGACATGGAAGATATCGGCCAGGGGCGGTGCGCCCGGGTGGTCCCATGTCATGGGCTCGCCGGGTTCCACGTCCGCGTGGACTGTCATCTCGAAACCCCAGGGGTTGATTGTGTAGGTGTTCATTCGTGCCCCCACTGGTGCCCGCACTCGTCGCAGGATTGATAGGTAGTCTCAATGCCCGTTACTAACGCAAACTGAGGCGTGAATTCTTCGCTTCCGCATGCCGGGCATACTTCAGAATAGGATTCTTCCCCCTGCGCCGCGTGGCAGGGTTCCGTCCGCAAGGGCTCGAATTGCAAAGTGTGCAAGGGATCGAAGGCTGCAATTTTGCGTGACGTGTTCAACGCGAAGTATTGGCGGACGTATTCCGCCGTGGACATGTCCGGGTTAAACACCGGGAATTGTCGCTTTTCCGCGCCTTTGGACTTCTGGCGCTTATGTTTGCCCGTGGCTAGGGCATGCGACGCGAAAACGTCGCGAGAATCAAGGACCGTGTACCGGGTCCGGCCAATGGTTACGTTTTTCATGGTTTCATGCTCCAGAAGTAGATCACAAAAGGCACGGCCAGAATGGCCGCGACGATAAGGGCACTCCAAGAATCGCGGATGTGCATGGTTAGCCCCCTAGTCCGGATACGCGGAAACACTGGCCGTCAGATAGTCGCTCGACGTCCATCGTGTAACGGCCATGCCGGGCCAGGATCCGGCACCGCGTCGGGCGCCCGAATAGTTGAATAATGACAATTTTTCCCATAGTGCACTCCATTGTCGGACCGGATTGTCCGGAATAGGGGAACGGCCCCTATTCCTGAAAATCACGCGTTACAGCATCCGCAGCACGGTGCATCTTCACAGCGGCCGCGCTTGTTGCGGTAATATTCGCGGCCATCGGCGCGCCAGATATCGGACACGCCCCGGGCCAGGGACCGGGCCATATAACGGCCAGCGGCCAGCGCCGCATCCGGATCCGACGCGGCCAGCTCTGGATCAAGTTCGGCCACTGCGGCCAGCTCGGCCGGGATTGTGGGCCCGTCGGCCAGCTCGGCGCGCCCGCGCCCGTGCCAGATAATGGAGTCACCCGGACGGATGCTGGCGCCGGTACGGATGCACCGGCCAGGATATTTTGCAATCATTGTTTTCATGCTGCGGCTCCAATTGCGATAACGCGGCGCTTATGGCCAGCGGCATGGTCCGCGATAACGATATCGCGCGCCTGAATTGACGTACCCGAACAAAGCACGCATTTGGCGCATGTAGACTTGCGGCCCCCTTCGGCACTGGCCGGACATACGGTTTCGCCGGGCTGGCGGTCAACCCCGACGGACACGCGGAAAACCCGCATGCCTAGCAAATTCGCGCGCGCCGCTTGTTCGATAGTGTCCGCGCTGGCCATGACAAGCGGGCTCCATGCGGCCACGTCAAAATCCGGACGGTCCCACTGATGCGTATAGCCCCGACGGCCCGCCGCGTAGCGGGTGATTTGAGCCCACATTGTGACGGGCGCTGCGGCCGGATCCCCGTAAGTTCCGAGCCGGACAATTTTGCCCGCCAATGCGCGCGCAATCGTGGCCGTGTCGGCGCGGGTATAGCGGCCACGTTTGTGGGCGTGGTACACGGACTGCACGGATTTGCCAACTTGCACATAGCACGGCGCTTTCCCGGTTTCCCTGGCCAGTAGCGGACGATGTTCGCATTGTCCGCATATGGACTCGTCCGCGCCGGTTTGCAGTGCTTCCACCGGCGCCACGTCGGACCGGATGATGAATGATTGAACAATTGCGCCCGTTTTCGCATTGTCCGAGCCGTCGTCAATCTTGTTCACGATAACGACAATGGGCGCGCCGTCAATAGCGGACGGGCCTTCATAAGCAATGAATCCGAGAAATTTGTTCATACTGTAGTGTCCTATGGAGTGTTACGACGGATGAATCGTAAGGGATTGTCTGACAGCTGTCAATAGCTTTTTTCTAGGCGTTTACCCTAGTGCCCTGGCTAGTGTGGACCATGCGTGGACCATGCGTGGACCATGACAGTGTCCACCGCAAAGCTAGTATCCATGCGGGTTCGCGGACTTGTGGACCATGTGGACTATCATTCTTTAAATGCTATAGAAAAATATATAAATATATAGAGAATGGCCGGAAATTGTCCATGCCCGCGCATTCTGGCGCCAACTGAAAATGCATGGTCCACTGGTCCACATGACCCCCCACAAAAGTATGCATACGTATTGGCTTACGTAGCGTCGGGTTTTTCTTTGCGGTTATGGGGATAAAGGGCCCGCTCCGCTCCCTGCCCGTTTTGCCCCGCGCAACATGCCCCGCGCCCCTGGCCCGATGGCCC